ATCGGGGGCGAGGCGGGGCCGGGCAGGGCTGGCAAGGATAACGATTCGGGGAACGAGGCGGACGGGGGACGCTGCAAGACTGATTGAGTTTTTGTGAGCGGGGCGACGCTTGAGGAACTCGAGAAGCAGGCGGCCGGCATTCAGAAGATGCTCCGCAGGGCCAAGCGGTTGGCGAGCGGGGGCGATCCGGACCGAGGGGGCGGCTGGAATAAAAAGACAGTCGAAGAACATCTTCGCGACGGGACTTATCAGAAGTCGCGGCACGGTCCCAAGTACGATCCGGACGAGGTCTTTCACCCCAAGCCAAAACATCTGCCGGAAGAGCTTCGAGCCGTTTCGCCCAAATGGATCAGGATCTGGAAGGCGCGGGGCGTCTGGACTCCTCAGGACGACCTGGCTATCGAGCAGGGTTGCTGGTTCGATCCTCGCTTTGCTCGTCACTTCTGGCAATTCGGGCGGCGCTATCTGCGGCTCTGGGAGGGTTCTCAGTGGGCGGGCAAGCCGTTTCGGCTGATGCGTTGGCAGTACTTCGACGTCTTCGCCCCGCTCTTCGGCTGGTTTCGCTTCGACGCGGAATACGGGCGGCCGGTGCGGCGCTTCAACCGGACCTACATCGAGGTGGCCAAGAAGAACGGCAAAAGTCCCATGGCGGCCTACGTCGGGGCCTACATGATGGCGGCCGACGGGGAGCCGGGCGGCAAGGTCTTTTCCTCGGCCTCGTCGAAAGAACAGGCAGCCATCGTCCACGATCACGCCATCCAGATGATCCGGAATTCTTTCGATCTCTCCAACCGCTCCAGAATCCACGGCACCACCCGGACGATCACCTGGGAGCCGAATCAGTCGATCTACAAGGCGTTGTCGAGCGAGGCGGGCACCAACGAAGGGCTCAACGGGCATTGTTCGATCTGCGATGAATTGCACGTCTGGTTCGGCCGCAAGCTCTGGGATTCGCTCAAGTACATGGGGGCCACCAAGCCGGAGCCGATCCTCTTCGTGATCACCACGGCCGGCGACGATACCCAGAGCGTTTGCTTCGAGCAGCGGGAATACGCCCTCTCGGTGATCCGCGGCGACGTGGAGGACACCAGTTTCCTGGGCTACGTCAAGGCGGCCGATCCCAAGGACGATCCGGGCAAGCCGGAGACGTGGGCCAAGGCCAATCCGAGCCTGGGGCATACGGTCAAATATCGCGAAATGCGCTCTATGTACGAAGAGGCGTGCAAGTCGTCCGCGGCGATGGCTTCCTTCAAACGCTATCGGTTGAATATCTGGGGCATAGCGGAAAACCCCTGGCTGGACCTGGACGCATGGGAGGCGTGCCGGGAGACATTCGACGAAGCGGACGTGGCGGGGATGCCCGCCTATGCCGGGCTGGACCTCTCCAAGAGCCGGGATATGACCTCGCTGGTGGTCACGGTGCCGATGGGCGAAGGCGAGTATCGTCAGTTCGCCTACTTCTGGCTGCCGGAAGACACGGTCAAGAAATACCGTCACCGGATCAGTTACGACGACTGGGTCAAGACGGGTTGGCTCAAGGTAGTGCAGGGGTCGTCGATGAGTTCGGACGATATTCGGGCGGCCATCCTGCCGGTGTTGGAGCGTTTCGAGATTCAGTTTGTCCAATACGATCCCTACGCGGCCCGCAATCTGGTGGAAAAACTGACGGAAGAGGACGGCTACGAATGCCTCGAATTCCCCCAGACGATCACCCGTTTCGCGGAACCCACGGCGACGTACGAACAATTGGTCTTGCAGCACAAATTGCGGCACAACGGCAACCCGGTTTTGCGATGGCAGGCCGAAAGCTGCCAGGTAAAAGCGGACGCCAACAAGAACATTCGACCGGTGAAGCGGAAGCATGGCGACGTCCGCACGATCGACGGGATCGTGGCGGGGATCATGGCCCTCTCGGGCGCGGTGACCGACGAATTCGCCGGGGGCGTGTACGCCGATCCGGAAAAGGAGTTGATGGTGATATGAACGTGGCAATCATTCAAGCCCGGCTGACGTCGCGACGGTTTCCCGGCAAGGTCTTGGCAGAACTGGAGGGCAAGCCGATTTTGCGACACGTGATCGACCGCGTCCGGCAAGCCGAAGCGGTGGAGCGAATTATCGTAGCGGCCCCCAAGGCGGGCGGAGGGGACGCGATCAAGGGGCATTGCGACGAGTGGGGTGCGGAATGCGTGGTAACACCCCACCCGGAGAATGACGTCTTGGCGCGAGTGGTAGCCGTGGCCGAGTCGGCCGACGCCTCGCTGGTAGTCCGCGTCTGCGGCGACAACCCGTTGATCAACCCCAAGGGGATCGACGAGTTATTGGCCGAGGCGCAACTGGCGCCGGAGGCGGACTATACGGGCTACATGGCGGAGGATGGGCGGCCGATGATTCTGGTCCCGGCGGGCTGCTTCGCGGAGGTGGCCACACTCGGCGCGTTGCGACGGTTGAGCAGGCAGTTGCCCGTGGCGTCGCCCCAGCGGGAACACGTTACGATGGGGATCTATACGGACGAGCGGTTCGTCTGCCGCTGGCTGGCCTTGCCGGAGTGGTACACGGATAACGGTATGCCTCTGACGGCGGTCGACCGGCCGGAGGACTTGGAAGATATTGAGAGTTGGCTGGCGGAAAACGACAACAAGGAGGAATGGCCGTGGAAATAGCACCGATTACCCTCCCGAACGGTCGCGTTATCGGCCCCGGGCATCCCTGTTTCGTGGTTGCCGAGGTCGGGCAAAACCACCAGGGCGACGTCTACACCGCCTTGCGGCTGCTCAAGGCGGCCCACGAGGCGAGGGTGGACGCGGTCAAGTTCTGCAAGCGGGATATAGGGAGCGACTTGAGCCCCGAGGCGTACAATCGATCCTACGACAATCCGCACAGTTTTGGGGAGACCTACGGCAAGCACCGCGAGGCCCTCGAATTGTCGCTTGCGGACTACCGTCATCTAGTGGAGCGAATGCGCTATAACGAATGGCCGGAGGTCTTTTTCAGCACGGTCTGCGATCGAGTGAGCGCCGACGAATTGGAGCGTGAGATCGATCCGCCGATGTATAAGATCGCCAGCCGGGACATCGACAACCGGCCCTTGATCGAACACGTGGCCCGGTTCGGCAAGCCGGTGATCCTTTCCACGGGAATGCAGTCGGGCGTAATCGCCCGGCAAGCGGTGGATGTCATCCGAAAACATCACGACAAGGTAATCGTGCTCTATTGCGTCTCGGAATACCCGACGCCGTTGGAACATCTGGACTTGTCGGTCCTGCCGGCGATGCAGGAGTATTTCGGTTGCCCGGTCGGGTTTTCGGATCACACGGCGGGGATCGTGGCGGCCCAGGCGGCGGCCCTCTTGGGGGCGGTGATGGTGGAAAAACACGTCACTCTTGCGCGGGCAATGAAGGGCACGGACCACGCGGGCAGTTTGGAGCCGGAGGGGATTCGTCGTTTGGTGCGGAATATTCGCGCCGGGGAGATTCTGCAGGAGCCGGTCGAGGGCGCGGCGTTGGCGGCCCGGCGGGCGGCGGTGGAGGCCAATCGGCTCAAGCTGGGGCGTTCGCTGGTGGCGGCCCGGACGATCCTGCCCGGGGAGACGATCGGCGAAGAAATGCTGGCGTTGAAGTCGCCAGGGTGCGGGCTGGGGTGGGGCGAACGGGGGAAGGTGATCGGCAAGACGGCGGAGATATATATCGGCGTGGGGATGTTGATCAGCGAAGAGGATGTGGAGACAGAAACCGCCGATGAGGTGGCGGAGGTGCCGGCGTGACCGTGCGAGACCGGATCAAATCATTGCGGCGTGTGAAGGCGTCAAAGCTGAAAGCGAATCCGCGCAACTGGCGGAGGCACCCGGCAGAACAGCGGGCGGCGCTGAGCGGGATATTAGAAGAAGTTGGTTATGCCGACGCATGTCTCGCCCGGGAGTTATCGGACGGCAGCCTGGAACTGGTGGACGGGCATTTGCGGGCGGACCTGGACCCCGAGCGGAAGGTGCCAGTTCTGATTCTCGACGTCGACGAAGCGGAGGCGGCCAAACTCTTGACCGTGCTGGACCCCTTGGCGGGGATGGCGGAGGCGAATGAAGAGGCGTTGGGGAAACTGCTGGCGGAAATCGAGACAGAGTCCGAGGCGTTGCAGGCGATGCTGGAAGGGCTGGCGAACGAGAATGGCATCGACGTATTCGAGCCGGGGGCGGTCGAGGAGGTCGAGCCGCAGATCGACCGGGTGACGGAATTGCAGAGGAAGTGGGGGACGGAGGCGGGGCAGTTGTGGGTAATTCCGTCAAAGACGGTCGAGGGGAAAAGCCACCGGGTCTTGTGCGGGGATTAGACGAAGGTGGGGGACGTGGCGCGGCTGATGGGTGGGCAGCGAGGGGGGGTCTGTTTCAAATCGCCGCCGTATGCGCAGCAGCGGGAGTACACAAAAAAGATTCACGACTGGGACGCGCTGATGCGGGGGGTCTTTGGTGAGTTGCCAATGAATGAAGAAGGGCAAGTGCTCGTGAATTTGGGATTGATTCACCGTGATTGCGAATGGGTGCCGTATTGGGATGGCTGGATCGAGTGGATGCGAGCGCAAGGGTGGCGGCGGTTCGGGTGGTACGTTTGGGACCAAGGGAGCGGATTACCTGGTGACTGGAGTGGCAGATTTGCGCCATCACACGAGTGGGTGTTTCACTTCAACCGGGAGAACATAAAACCACACAAGACTGTACCCAAGAATCCGGCATCAGGACCAATGGGAACGAACTTGAGGCGGGCGAGCGGGGAAAACGGGCCGGCGGGCAGCATTTGTCATGATATCAACAAGGTGCCCGATTCGGTTGTGAGGGTGAATAGGAATTCATCGCATGGCACTGGCCACCCCGCAACATTTCCGGTGATGTTGCCGAGGTGGTTGGTAGCTTGCTGGGATGGCATCGTTTACGAGCCCTTCCTTGGGGCCGGTACAACCATGGTGGCCGCCGAACAATTGGGTAGGCTCTGCTACGGAATCGAGATTGCTCCGCAGTACGTGGCGGTGATTCTGGAGAGGATGACCGATTTGGGGCTGGAACCGATACCTGAAACCGCGGAGGCGACTTGATGGGCTGTTACAACGATGACGTATTATTCGTGCATATTCCCAAGACCGGCGGGACGGCGGTCAAGCGCTATATGATGAAGGTCTTGCCGGACGCGGTCTGGCCCAATCCCCGCAACGAGGCGATGAGCGCGGCCAGTAAGTTGCCCATCGGGCACGTCCGCCTGGCGGATATCGAACGCTTCACGGGTCGGCCGCTCGATTCCTGGAAACTGATCCTGGCGGTCTTGCGCGATCCCTACGAACAGCAATTGTCGCAATGGATGTTCTGGCGGGAACGCTACGCCAAAGGACAACGGCACATCCACGACATGGTGGCGGCCCTCTATCCCGACCTGACGGGTTGGCTGCAAGATCCGCGCTGTGATTTTCACGTCTGGTATCAGCAATACGTGGGCTACCCGAATCTGATTTCACAGCAGGCGTTGGCCCGCTCGGCAGCCCCGGAGGGTGAAAACCGCTATGCCGACTTCGGCGGTTTCTACCGCTTCTGGCTGGAGGTGGACGGCAAGATTCCGGAGCACGTGACCACCATCGACATGCACGAGATCGATGAGCGGATGCCCAAATTGTTGGAACCGTTCGCCAAGCCGGGGGCGATCGAAGCGGAGATCGAACACGTCAACGTCGGTCGGCACGATGTCAACCCGATGGTTTACTACACTGCGCAAGCGGCGAAGCTAGTGGAAGATAAATTTCGTTGGACGTTTGCAGAAGGCGTTTATCCCAGGTGGTTTTATTCCGATGTGGCTTGAGCGGACCATGTTTGCGTTGCTGGGGGCAGCTCTAATAGCGGTGGGGTGTGCGCTCTGGGACTGGCGGGCGGGAGTGATCGCGGTAGGCGTAATAATCCTGGCAGACACGATCACTTGGCAGAGGTGAGGCCGACATGATTTTCGACAGACTATTCGACAGACTATTCGAGCAGCGTTCCACGCGACGGGTAATCACCGGCGCGGGAGTCGATAACGACGCCGCAATCAAGGCGTTCATGGGGGCCGGGCAGGAAACCACCTCGGGTGTGGAGGTGACCCAGGAATCGGCCTTGACGCTCTCGGCCGTCTATGCGGCGGTGCGGCTCTTGTCCTGGACTCCCGCGCAATTACCGTTGCGGGTCTACGAGCGGTTGTCCAACGGCGACAAGGAACTGCGGCCGGAACATCCGGTCGACCGGTTGGTGAACGTGGAGCCCAACATCGAGATGGCTTCGATGCTCTTTCGCGAGACGGGCCAGGTGATGGTCTTGCAGTGGGGCCGGAGCGTTTCGTATATCGAGCGCGACGGGGCGGGCCAACCGTTGGCCCTCTGGCCGATGCACACGCGGGATATCAAGATCGACCGCCAACCGAACGGCCAAAAGATCTACGATATCAGCCGGGTCAAGGCGGAGGGAGACTGGCCCCGCCCGCCGGTGGAACACGACGTGCTTTTCCCCCACGAAGTGGTCGACGTGCAAAACCTCAACGGCCAATCGGTGATCAGCAACGCCCGGGAGCAGATGGGAGAAGCGATCGCGGCCCAGCGTTTTGGAGGCGGATTCTTCGCCGGCGGTTCGCTCTTCGCCTTTGCGCTGAAGGTCCCGGGCAAGGTGGGCAACGCGGAAAAGCTCCGCGATAACCTCGAAGGCGTCCACGGGGCCAAGCGGCGGATCGCCGTCCTCGAGGGCGGGGCGGAATTGGAAAAATACGGGATGCCCCTGCGGGACGCTCAATTCATCGAGTCGCGCGAGTTTCACTTGCCCGAGATCGCCCGCTGGTACGGAATTCCGCCCCATAAGTTGCGCGACTTGAGCCGAGCCACGTTCTCGAATATCGCCGAACAGAAGCTTGAGTGGCACGAGGATCTGTTGCCCTGGCTGATTCGCTGGGAACAGGAACTTAACCGCAAGCTATTCTCTCGGCTCGAACAGCAGCGGTTTTTCGTCGAGCACGTGGTAGAGGGGCTTCTGAAGGGCGACATTGCCGGCCGTTACGAGGCATTTTCGCAGGCCCTGGCAAACGGTTGGATGACCCGAAACGAGATTCGCAAGAAGGAAAATTTGCCCAGCATGGGACCGATCGGTGACATCTACACCGTCCAAGGCGCGATGATCAACCTGGAGTCGATCCAAGACCCGGCGGATGACCGGAAGGAAGAGCGCTCGCTGCTCCGGAACGCCGCCAGAACGGCGATTACGGAGGCCGTGGCGGGGGCGGTGAAGCGAGAGGCGGCGGAAGTGCGGGTTCTGGCGGAAGAGCCGGACAAGTTTCTGGGGCGTGTGGACAAATTCTATTCTCGCTGGCCGGCCAAGATGGCGGGGATTTTGCGCCCCTGCGGTCCGGTCTGCCGGGCGGCGGGTACTAATAGGGGATTCGACCCGGAGGCGATTGCGGCCGAGCACTGCCGCACGGCCCGGGAATCGCTCCTGGAATTGAGCGGACAAGTACAGCCGGCGGAATTGCGTGAGCGGGTATCGGCCGAAGTGGCCGAATGGAAAGAGACGATTCCAGCCGTCGTGGCTGATACTACTTTCGGAGGTCAAGGTGATGAGTGAATGGGAACAATTCGCCGTATGCACGGACGAGGAATTGCGGATCAACGAGGCCGACGGCAAGACGCGGATCGTGGGCCTGGCTGTGCCCTACGGGCAACTCTCCGACGATCTAGGAGGCTATCGGGAACGGATGCTGCCGGGAGCGTTTTCCGATTCGCTCCGTGGCGACCGGGAATTGCGGGCCGACATCGAGCACGATCCCCGCCAAATTCTGGCCCGCACTAAAAAGGGGACGCTCGGCTTCCACGAGGATCGGCGGGGGGTCTGGGCTACGATCACCATTCCGGATACCCCGCGAGGACGGGAAGCGGTCGAGGAGGTTCGGGCCGGCAACCTGGACGGGATGTCGATAACGTTTTTGCGCAAGGGCGTCCAGGATCGGTTTGTCCCCGATGATGCGGGGCCGATTCGCGAGGTTTCCAAGGCCGTAATGCGAAGTGTGACGCTAACTTCGATGCCAGCCTATAGCCAAACGTCCGACACGCTCGTCTTGCGATCGTTGGAAGAATGGCGGACGGCGGCGGAGGGCGAAGAGAGGAATACCCCATCCGAGGCAGAGCCCCCGGGGGGTGCCATAGAGGACTTGCGTTTACGTCTGGAACTGGAGGAAAGACGCATTTGACAGATGGGGCAAAGATCCCAATAATACGAGAGTTCAGCCCGGCGACGCCAGAGGGAAGAGCCGGCTAGGTGTGAGTGGAACATGGTCTCCGGAAGGACGTGTTCCCAGGACGGAATTATCCGTTCGGGGAGCACGTTTTTTGTTGCGCGTTCTCCGACGGCAAGCACACAAGAGGAGAACCGACGATGGCCATTGATACTCGCGAACTCCGCGAACAGCGGCACAAGTTGATCGTGGATGCCCGGGAAATCCTGGACACCGCGGACAAAGACGAGGAACGGCGCTCGCTCTCTACCGAGGAGCGGACTCAATTCGACCGCCTAATGGGTGAGGCGGACGCATTGCGGAGCCAAATCGAGGACGCCGAACGGCGTAACAACGTGGAAAGAGAAGAGGCGTCCGTCCGAATGCGGCAGGAAGAGGAAGAGTCTCGGGAGGAAGAGTCCGAGGAAGAGGTCTCGCGGCCGATGACGGCGGAAGAGAAGCGTTGGGCGTTTCGCGCCGACAAGGGGTATTCCGCGGCGTTCTCTCGCTGGTGTGGAGTTGGGGACAAGGGGCTGCTGGAAGAGGAAAAGCGGGCTCTTTCGGCGGGCACCGGGACCGAAGGCGGCTATCTCTATGCATCCGAGCAATTCAGTTCGGAACTGATCGCCAACGTCACCGACGCCACTATCTACCGGCAATTGGCGCGGGGCTTCCAACTCCCGACCGCCGATTCGATCGGCAATCCGACGCTCACCAACCGCATGGCGGACGCGGCGTGGACCAGCGAACTAGGAGCGCCGAGCACCGATTCCACCCTAGCCTTCGGTAAGCGGGCGCTGACTCCGCATCCGCTGGCCAAGGAGGTTCGGGTCTCCAAGGTCCTTTTGCGAAAGGCCCCGGGGGCAGAGGGGATCGTCCGCAGCGAGCTTTCCCGCGTGGTGGGCGAGGCCAATGAAAACGCCTTCATGACGGGCACCGGCGATCAGCAGCCGTTGGGGGTCTTCGCCGCATCGGACGACGGTATTCCGACTTCGCGCGACGTCTCCAGCGGCAACACCACCACCAGCCCCAAATTCGACGGGCTCAAGAAGGCGAAGTATTCCATCAAGCAGGTCTACTGGGCCGGACTTTCTTGGCTCTTCCATCGGACCGTGATGGAGTCCATCGCCAAGCTAAAGGACGGCAACGGCCGCTATCTCTTGCAGGATAGCGTGGTGCAAGGCGAGCCGGATCGGATGCTGGGATTCCCGGTACACCTCTCGGAATTCGCCCCCAGCACGATGACTACAGGGCAGTACGTGGGGCTTCTCGGCGACCATTCCAACTACTGGATCGTGGACGCCATGAATATGGAAATTACGCGGGCCGAAGAGCTGTACGTCCGCAATAACCAGGACCTGTTTATCGTTCGAATGAGCACCGACGGCGCTCCGGTGCGGTCGGAGGCGTTCGCCCGGATCAAACTGGCATAAAGTGAGGCTCTTAAGCTACTTCGCATAGAAAAGCTACTTCGCATAGAAGGAGATTCGTTGTGGTTCAAAACATTTCCAAGGCGGAAAAAGACACTCTCGTCCAGGCTCCGCTGGCTTCTGGCGGAACCGACCTCGCCAGCACGTACGTGGACATGGCCAATTTCGATACGGTCGTGTTCCGCGGCATTCTCGGCACGGCCGGGTCCACCGACGTTTGCACGTTGGCGGCCTGGGGTTCCAGTTCTACGGCCTCGACCGGGAGCGCAATCAGCGGGGCTACGGTCACCAGTACCGCCGGGTTAGATGACCGGGAAATCAAGATCGAGGTTTCGCGACCGAGGCAGCGATACCTCAAGACGCACGTGACCCGTAGCGCTGCGGTTGAATACGGCGGGACGATCGCTACCCAGTATGGCGCGCGCGTGGAACCGGTGACCGACTGCACTAGTACCGTACTGACACCGGTCCTGACCGTGCCCCAGACCACGTAGCGTACGCCTTTCCGCGGCTAGTCTGCCGGGACGGGTTGGTCACTCTCCCGTCCCGGCGGGCGTTTTTCAAAACGAATACAGGAGCCAACGAGATGGCCGAAGACAAATCGATTCAAGGAGCCGTACGCAGGCTGCAAGACGGCAACACGCTGGAGATCGGGTCCACGGGGACGCTGGATCACTACGGGCAGATGGACGTCAAGAGCGCTGCCAATCTGGATATCAAATCGGGCGGTACGCTCGACGTCGAGAGCGGGGGCGCGTTGAAACTGGGGGGGACCGATTACACTAGCGCCGTCACTCGGGCGGCTGCCAACGTTCCCGCTCCCGAGACCGTCAACAACGCGGTTAGTTCCTCGGCGGGCAGCACGGGAGCGGAAACACTGGCGCAAGCCGGTCTTTCGCTGTTGTCGTGTACCGGATCGACGGCGGCGTCGGTCTGTATTTTCAAGCTGCCCGCGCCGGCGGCCAACGTGCGCAAAACGATAGTCGCATCCGCCGGGATCGACGCCACGCACGACGCCGGCGTGGAGACGAACGCTTCCGGCGTAACCATCGGATACGCGGCCACGAATCATCGGCTGGCGTTCGATGCGGTCGACGAAGCGGTAGAACTGGTCGGCGTGTCTGCAACCAAGTGGGCCATTATCGCCAACACCGGAGCGGTGACGGCATCCACGCATTTTACCACGTAAGGAGAGACAAGTGATTGACGCTGCGGAAAAGGTGGCAATTGTAGGCAAGGCTCCCAGTACGCGGGGCATGGCCCCCTACGATGACGAAAGTTGGGAAATATGGACGCTCTCCGATCTGGTGCCGTTGGGGCAAGCACCCCGTTTTACCCGACACTTCGAGTTGCATCCTTTCGAGTGGCTTGCGCAAAGGCAAGACGATTACTTCGCCTGGTTGCAAGGCATTGCCGACGCGCCCGTGTACGTGCGTTCGGAAATCGAGGCCCAGCAATTGGCGGCGGGCGTGGTCTTGCCGGCGGACGCGTTAACGGCGAAGTATGGCCGGTATTTCACCAATACGGTGTCTTGGATGATCGCGGCGGCCATCGAGGCGGGGGCCAAGGAGATCGGCGTCTGGGGCGTGGATATGGCGCAGGAGCCGGAATACAAGGCTCAACGCCCGTCCTGCGAGTATTTTCTGGGTTGGGCCCGGGGAGCGGGAATCGAGGTAACGATTCCGGCGGCGTCCGATCTACTCAAAGCGGCGAGGCTCTACGGCATCGACACCGACGGCGGAGAGATGCGGGAGAAATGGAAGGCCCGGACGGCGGAACTTAAGCGACGGATCGCCAACCATGATCAGCAATTCGAGGACCACAAGATGCAGTCGGCGTTTTTGCAAGGCGCGCTCGATGCGCAATCCTATTACCGCCAATGGATGACCCAGCCATGGAACTCCGATTAGTCACGCCGGCCAGCCGACTTCCGTTGGCGTTGCGGGACGTGCAAGATCATCTCTACAACTACGACGACGACCGGGCCCCGGACATGCTGCGGAAACTGGGCGCGGCGACCGAGTATTGCGAGCGGCAGGTTTGCGGCCGGCGGCAGTTTATGCCCGCCACCTACGACGCGATCCTGGACGCGTTTCCGGCGGATGAGATTCGGCTACCGGTCCCGCCTTTGAAAAGTATCACCTCGATCACGTATTACGACAGCGACGGCACTTTACAGACGCTCTCCAGCACGGCTTACAACACGGTCACGTCTACCGATGATCCGGGGTTCGTGGAACCGGCCTATGGGGAGACGTGGCCCAGTACGCGGGCCCGGGCGGATGCGGTGACGGTGCGATTTATGGCGGGCTATTCGTCGCGGGCGGATGTTCCGGACGGGATCAAGGAAGCCATCTTGCTGAAGACGGAGCATTTGTACGATCCGGGACGGGTGAAGGAATCGGACGTGACCCGGGCGGTGAGAGATTTGATGAACCATTACGAATATGGATACTATGCATGAGACCACGGCGGCGCGACTTCCGCACGAAACTGGAACTGCAAACCTTGCAGGGGAGCACGTCGGCGGGTACGCGCGGCCATTCGCAAAAGGCGTTTGCCGCGGTGACCACGATCTACGGAGCCAAGCGGCAACTCAAAGGCGAAGAGGCGATTCTGGCCCGGCAGATAAACGCACAGGCGACCTGCGAGGTAGAGGTGGATTACGACAGCCGGATTACGGAGCGGGCGAGGCTGCTGGTGGATGGGAGCACGTCGCGAGCCTTGGACATTATCACGGTCGACAACGTGGAAGAGCGGAACCGGACGATGCGGCTCTTGTGCGGGGAGCAGAAATAAGATGGCCGACGGGATCGATATACAAGTCCGTGGCGACAAGGCGTTGCGCGCCAAGCTCAACCAGATTGCCGACGTGGAACTGAAAAAGATTCTTCGTCGGGCAATGCGTGACGGGGCCAAGGTGATTCTACCGCAAGCCCGGGCGAACGCGCCGGTAGGGGCAACCGGCCGATTGAAGAAAGCCATTAAGGTACGCTCCGCAAAACGAAGTCGCAAGTACGTGGGAATGACGGTAGTCCTCGGTGAAGGCTTCCTCCAGGGCGAGACCTTTTATGGCGCGTTCCAGGAATTCGGCTGGAAGACGGGCAAGCGCAAGAGCGATAACCGGCGACAGATTGCGGGCAAGCACTTTTTGCAACGCGCCGGGGAAGCCAAAGGCAAGGCGGCCGGTGACCGGGTAGTGGCTTCCGCGTGGCGGCAACTCAAGGCCCGGGCACTGATGCGAGGCGGACTAGGGGGAGGGATCGTGTGATGGCCAGCATCGGCGAAGACCTACGTACGTTCATTATTGGTTCAACCGGAATTGCCACGCACTTTGCTGCTGTCGGCAAGCCGGGCGTGGTGGAACAGAACACGATTCGCGAAGACGCGCCTGAACCACGGATATGGTTTCAACGCGACAACGAAAGCGAGGACACGGACCTTTCGGGCGGGGGCGGATTGATAGAGTCGCGCTGGAATATCGAGGTCCACTCCAACCTGGACGATGAGCGGTTCGATATCGCGGACGCGATCAAGCGGCGGATGAACGGATATTACGGCGTGTTCGGGAGCACGGATCGCACCGTGCAAGGCGTGTTCATTGAAGATCACGACGACGACTATTTTCCCCGCGGAGTAGGCAGTGAGGACGGACTTTACGTGGCGGCGATGTCTGCCACTATTTGGTTTGCGAGTACATAGGGGAAAAACATGGTTAACAAATACATCGGCAACGGCACAACGCTTTCCGTTTCGACCGGCGGGAGTACCGCCGCGGCCACGGAAGTGGGCGGGATTATGGGCGTCGCGGGACCGGACGGTTCGGCGGAAACGGCCGACACCACCACGCTGGACAGCACATCGAACTATCAGACCTGGCAGCGCGGTTTCCGTGACGCCGGCGAAATGAGTTTCGATGTGGCTTACGATCCGGCGGACGCGGGATGGCTCAAGATCAAAGCCATGGATGCGTCGGGGGTAGCCGGGACGTTTACGGTCACCTACGCCTCCACTGCGTTGTCGACGGAATCTTTGAAAGGCTTTGTGACCGGGGTGGGGCGGGCGGTCAGTCGAGCCACGATGATCACCCGCTCGATTACGGTCCACGCATCTTCGGGACCGGGATTTAACTAAGGAGTAGCCGTGAGTGAAGACGGAAAGGCGTTGGACCGAGAGACGTTTCTGGCGGCGAAGAAGCTCCCCATTGAACGGGTGGAGCTGAACCCGGAATTGTACGGCGAAGGCGCGTGCGTCTACGTGCGGAGCATGACCGGCCAAGCGCGCAGCGACTACGAGAAGCGTTGGGCTAAGCGAAAGGCGTCTTCCGACCCGGGCGGTTTTCGCTGGGACCTGCTGCGGCAGACGATGTGCGATGAAAACGGCGCCGCGCTTCTGACCGAAGCGGATCAGGCGGCGGCGATGGGGCAGGACGCGGCCACGATCGAAGACATCTTTGAGGCCGCGTGTGTGATGAACGGACTGCGGGAACGCGACGTGGAGGATTTAGCGGGAAACTCAGAGGCCGCCCCGTAGAGCGGATCTTGTTTAGGCTCTGCTTGTGCGGCCATGGGGTGCACCCGGACGAATTACGCGACCGACTCAACGGCAAACAGCTTGCCGAATGGTTGGCGTTTTACAAGGTCGAGCCGTTCGGGCCGGCGGCGATTGAGCGGATGCTGGCGATCGTGGCCCACACGGTCGAGTGTAACGGGAGCAAGTCGCCGCGGAGGCTGAGGGAATTCATGCCGTCCGAGCACGGGCGGGCGATGACGGACGAAGAAATAGCCGCCGCTTTGACGGGTGGATGAGATGGCCATAGTCGGCAAACTGGATATTCTCTTGATCGCCAAGACGGCGTTGATGGAACAACGCCTCAAGAAGGGCGCTTCCAGCGTCCAGCGCTTCACCTTCAATATCGCCAAGGCCGCCAAGGGGCTGGTCGGGTTCGGGTCGGCGGCGGCCGGCATCTATTCGGTAACGCGAGCGATTAAGACGGCGGTGGCCGCCAGCGATGAATTCAATCGCTCGATGCGTTTTTCGCTGGCCATCCTGAACGATATCAACGCGGCGCAAGCCACGCAGATGAGACTTACCGCGCAGACGGCATCGTTCGGGACTCGATTTAAGGCCCCGGAAGCTGCCAAGGGGTTTTTCTATCTGGAATCGGCGGGGTTCAGCGCGGAACAAGCTCAAGCGGCGCTGCCGGCGGCCCTGGAATTCACCCAGGCGGCGGGCGGAATGTTCGAATTGTCCCAAGCGGTAGACCTTCTGACGGATGCGCAGGTTGCCTTAGGGATGGTATCCGAAGACACCGATCAGAATCTTCGCAATACGATCGAAGTCTCGGATGCGTTGGTGGGGGCCAATACGTTGGCCAGCGCCACGGTGCAGCAGTTCTCCGAGGCGTTGACGAACAAAGCGGCGGCGGCGGCCAGGAATCTCGGCAAGAGCATGAACGAGACGCTTGCCGTACTGGCGGCATTCGCTTCGCAGAATCGCAAGGGGGCCGACGGCGGAACCGCGTTGGCTATCGTCTGGCGGGACCTCCGCAATAAGGCGGTCGAAAACGAGGAGGCGTTTCGCAAGGCAGGCGTGGCCGTCTACGATCAAAACGACAAGATGCGGCATACGGCGGACATCCTGGAGGACATCGAAAACAAACTGGACGGAGCCAGCGACAAGCTGAAAACGCAGACCTTGCTCCAGATGGGATTTACCGTCAAGACCGCGGATTACCTGGCGGCATTGATCGGCATGTCGGACGCAATTCGCGAATACAACCAGCAGCTTGACGAAATGAACGGCAAGACCAAACAGGTCTCGGACAAGATGCAGACCGAGTGGGAGAAACTCACCAAGAGCCTCAAGGATGCGGGCGGGTTCGTCGTGCGGAATACGATTGGCGATTACGTGGAGAAGCAGGCGTGGAAGATCAACACGGCCGCCAAGACCATCACGGCATCCACGCGAATGGTAGCCCGCCAGTTCGGCGAAGGCGCAAACGCAAGGGAAGGAAGCGGCATGCCGTTCTTCCCGCCCGGCATCCTGGACTACATGAAAGACGGCTACGCCGCGATCGCTGACACGATTGAAGATCGTCTGGCTCCCGGCATCAAGGACGTGGCGGATAACACGCAAAAGACCGCGGAGGCCATGGACAGCTACGGCGAAAACGTCCTTGAGGCCGTCCAGCAGGCGGAAGACCTGGATACGCTCCTCAAAGGTTTTGGCGAGGCGGGCGGCACAACCTTTCGCGAAATGAGCGAAATGCTCAATCGCCTCGACCGCACCATGGGGATGGACAAGTGGGACTTATTGCGGGATGACGTGGCGCAAATGCGCGACGCAGGGCTGGGCGTGTCGAGCAGTCGGTGGCTATTGGATATCATCGACGACTTGGATAGGAAACAGAAGGCACTCACCGCGCAATCGGCAATCGATCTACGCAAGCCGACGCCTGCGGACATCTTCGACCAAGAGCAACGCCGGCGGCAGGATCAAGAACAGTTCGCCCAACAATTCGAGACTCCGGCCGAGCGATTCGACCGGATGCAAGGCGACTTGATGTTTCGGCTGGCGGAAGGGCTGGACCTGGAAACGGCAAGACGAGCGTTGACGGCCGGGATCATGGGGCGGGGTGCCGGACGCGACATCGAGCCACCTCAAGGGCCGGCGGCGGTTACCCAAGGCTCGCAAGCTGCTTTCGCTCTGGAGCAACAACGGCGGACGAAGAGCGACAATGAAAAACAGTTGGCGGCCCAGAAGGAAGCCAACGAATTGCTCGAGGAAATGCTGGCGGCGATTCAACGGGGATGGCTGACGCCGGCCCCGATCGGAGGCGGGTAAAATGGCGACCGTGCTAAGCGTGGCAGAGCGCAAGGACCGGCGGAAAGGCACCGGCAGCAGGGATCAGCATTGGTATGAACGCACCTATCTGGTGAAGGCCGACGGACCGTTGGGGGTGTCGGCGGTGTCGGCGGCCTTCGGCTTACCGCAGCCATTCACAGTTTATGCTACCTCGACGGAAACGGACTTGACCGCCAGGGTGGTAAGTCATTCTGTCAAGCAGCTTCGCAACACGGACAGACTGTGGGAAGTCGTCGTTCGTTACGAGTCGGTGAGCGGGTCGGGAGGGGAAGGTGGTATAGACGATAAATGGCACAAGAACCCGCTGATGCGTCCGCCGCGAATGTCGATGGAGTTTGAAGAGAATGTGTTGCCGGTGGTGGGGACGCTGAAGAACGAAACCGTGACGCCGGATAGCACGGACATCTACGAAGATCCCGTCTTGAATGCGGCCGGGCAGCCGTTCGTCCCGCAACCGGAAGCTGAGGACGGGACCCCGGTTATCGTGGTGGAAAGAAACGAGGCAGCGTTCAATCCGGCGACGGCGATCGCATACAACAACACCGTAAATAGCGACTTCTTCATGGGGTCGCTGCCGCGGCAATTGAAAGTCCGGATCACGTGCCCGGGCGGGGAAACGGCCGTCGTCGATGATACGGAGATTCGCTATTACCCAGTGACGTACCGATTCAAGGGCAAGCAAGAGGGGTGGGATCTGCGACTCGCAAATCGGGGCTCGGCGTGCACAACAACCGGTTCTACGGTCCTGGTGCCGTATGAGGACGACGCGGGGAATGTGGTCGAAGGCTGGCTGGACTCCGACGGAGCGGCATCGACAAGCGCGAATTACATCAAACACAGGCATTATCGCGAAAAACCCTTTGCGAATTTCAATTTACCAAATCAGTTCATATAGGGAGCCCGCCCATGGCTAACGAAATCAAGATCAACATGTCTGCCCAGGTGGACAACGGGAACTTTTCGCAGGCGTTCAACCCGGGGCAACAGCAAATCAGCCAGGCGGCGCAGGGATTTCACGGTCCCGTGGTGACGGTAGGTACAACCGAGGAACTGGTTCCCACCGGAGATATCGGCACGCTGGGTGTTTTTATGGGCCGGAATTTAGACGCCGCGAACTATGTCACGGTGGGGGCGTCGACCGGCGGGGCCATGTATCCGTTCCAGCGAATCGAGGCGGGGGAGTCGTTCGTCTATCGTCTTGAGCCAGGGACGGTGTTGCGGTGGAAGGCGAACACGTCGGCGGTGAAAGTTCAGCAACTATTATTCGAGGACTGAGCAGTGAATATACCGGAGATCACTCACGTCGCGATCGGCACGACAGCCACGGGGGCGAAGGAATTGGTCGCGGCCACAAGCGGGAAAACGCCCCGACTACATGGTCTGTTTGTCGGAGCAACGACGGGTTGCACGGTGAAGATCGAATCTGGAAGTTCGGTTGGTTCTACCGACCTCGCGGGTGTCGGCAACGCCATTCCAGTTGCGGCCAACGGGCAGATTAACCTGCCGTTCGTGCCGCAGGTTGAGGGTGCTGTGCCTGGCACAGTGGCCAAGAATTTGCAGATCAGTTCGACGGGTAGTGCGTTATCTGGATGGGCAATGCTGTCTTCGAGTACGTATTGATAATGCCACATTTCCTTACGACGCGCCAGGCAAACGCTCTGAACGAATGTCTCGATTGGTATCACCGCATCGGGCGCAGATTGCGATTGCGAACGCCACAACCTACGCGACGGCCGAGCGGTGGGCATGGTGTCTATTGGGGCAAGCTCGATTCCGCCCTGACGTCGACGTGCTCGACGGGCGTGACGGTATCGGTCTGGACGGGAAATCCGCTCTCCGACACTACGCGAAATATCACCGGGGTATTGCCGCCACCAGTACTTGTCAGCGGCAAACAACTCGATTCGGGCGAGTGGGTGAAAATCGAACGAATCGCCGGCCGCTGGTATCCGACCAACGCCGCTTGCGAGTCGACATAGCCCCCGGGAGACTTGATAGATGGCTCCTGAGAATTGGCTACAACGTGCGAGCGGGCTCGTCGTCCCGGCGCGGAGCTTCGCGGATAATCCGCTAGGGCGGTGGCAGCCGTGCGAGGGGCCGTGTTGTTTCTCGCCGGTACTGTGCACGGATTGCTACCAGGGCGCTTATCCTGCCGGCGTGTGGGCAGACATGCCTTTGCTGTCGAACGGTACTTGCAGCACGTGTAGCGCGTACAACAATCTGTATTACCTGGACAACAATGTGCCTGCGTTGCCGTGTTATGACAATATTTCGATAAGCACGTGGCCAACGTGCGGAGGCGTCAATTCGCTGGTATTCTTCCTGATGTCGGTGCATGAGGGCAAGTGCAGGATGGATCTCTGGTTGTCCACGAACGTAAGCCCTATGTATTACGTCAAATGGGAGCTTGTATTCTCCAGCCCAGTGTCGACGATCGACCACACCCTTACCCATGTCTCATCGGGCGCTGATTGCGACGGCACGGGAACAACCGTGCACGTTTACGAATGAACTCACAACCGCTACCCACCGACACGCCCGGCATTTTCCGCTGCCCCGAATGCGGCTTACGAAACCCCCGTCCCATCAAGCGGCCCTTCCATCACCAGTGCGGAGCGTACGCGCCTCCCGAACCCCGCGACCCGGCCGACGTGGTATTTATTCTGACCACACTCTGCCCGGGGTGTTCACGCTATCATTCCGCGACCGCTACTTGTCATTGCGGGACGTGTTCGCGGGGTGTTTCCGTCGCCCGCCTGGTCGAGGCCGGCAACTGTCCGGCCTATCGCTGGTAGTCGCGATTTATCTTGCCGCATTCCGTACACGTCCATTTGTGATCGAATCCCTGCCATGCTGAGTGGACGGCCCACACTACGCCCCAGAGCATTCCGGCGACGGGGTGGAGCACTATGGCCAACGCGATGATGGCCAATAGGTGCTCGCGGTGGGGCACGGAGTGCGTAGATTCGGAGACGTGGAGCGTCAGTCCCCCGCATTCGCACCGGCGGTATTTGGACTTCTGCATATTTGCTCCTTTCTCCCCGTACTCTACCGTCGCGACACACCCATCGCAACAGAAATTCCCCGCACCCCCCCCAGCAGAAAAAACTTTGGAAATTCTTGGAAAATACCCTGATTCCGTTTGACATATATAGCCGAAAGAGTATAATAGAGACAGTGAGGGACAAACAAGGGAGCGAGAAAATGACCAAGAAAGCAACAAACGGCCGAAACGCAAAAAGCGGGTACAAGGGAGTCTGCCTGCGAAAAGACCTGCGGTTGGCTATCTATCTGCGGGACGAATTTCGCTGTGTTTATTGCTGCAAGAATTTGCACGGCGCCCACCCCACCGACATCACCCTGGACCACGTCAAGGCCGATTCGGACGGCGGATCGAACGAGCCGAGCAACCTGGTAACGGCTTGCAGGCACTGCAATTGCAGCCGTCGGGACATGCCGATCGCCCGATTCGCCGGGCCGGAAACGCGGGCCGACATCCGCCGGCTGACACGTCGCTCGATCACCAAATACCGCCGGCTGGCCAAAGCCATCATCGCCGGCGAAACTGAAGACCCTCGAGGAAACTGCTGAGCGGCCATCGCCGCGACTCGCCGGCAGAGTGGAGCCGGAGGCATGGGAGAACGAATCATGTTCACATCAGAAAACACGCAGGGCTACTCAGACGACCAGTTGACCGAACTCAACCGCGAGTGGACCGCGCTTGTGGAAGCCGAACCATCACTGAGGGAGCACTCGCCCGAATGGAAACACCGCAGAGAACGACTGTTGCGAGATTACGATCAACGGCACCCGATCGACTGAGACGCCGCTAACCGCTCGCACCACCGCGCCGTGGGCAGGCACGGCGTGAGGGCCCGAGCAGTTGCCACGGGCCCGACCGGCAGCGGGTTGTCTGCCGGAGGCATGGGAGAATCGAGATGACCGACATGAAAATCAAGGACATCCACGAGGCAATCACGAACGGCGTATCCAACATGCCGGGACAAGAGTATTGGCAATCGTTGGATTACGGCTCACCGGACTGGAATGACTGGATCATCGATGCGCAACGACGAGGAATCAATGCTGTTGTGCGCGATCTGAATCAGATAGACGACTGAAATTCTCCTGGCTCCCCGTCAATGCCTGGCCCAGGCGGACGATCCCGGGAACCCCGGCGGACGCGGCTGCGAGTCGCGCAACCAGTGTGTGGCCGTCTGGCGGGGAGCCAGCCTATTTTGATGGAGCGGAAACGATGAAGAAAACCATGGGCCAGAGAATTCGTGAGGCCCGCGTGGCCGCCGGCATGAATCAGACCGAACTCGCGAAGCAGGCCAAGCTCGGTGCCCAAACCCACGTATCGAAACTCGAAAACGGCCCCGACACGCGATCCTGGCGGATGGTCTGCCGAATCGCCGACGCGCTGGGCGTGTCGCTCGACGATTTGAGGTAACGGCAGACCGCGGCAGGTGACGGCAGATCGCGGCAGACCGCCATCCCGGTTTCGGCCTGGGTTTTTGTCGCTCAGATTCGGACGAATCTAAGCAGCGAACTCTCACACATTCTTTGCCTGTTCATTCTGGGAACCCTCCCCGGCGCATTCATCGCACCAATACGGCTCAGGTGGTAAGCTGCGATCCCATTCCGTCGGCCCTCCGCACTTGGGACATTTGGTGTAATCGGCGACACGGGCCGACAGTAGCTCCTCGGCCAGTTGGCCGAGTATCGAGGCCCGAATCTCGCTTGCTTTCTCTCCCCAGTCGTCGCCCGGCTCCCACCACGTGATCTCCAGCCAGGCGCTTCCCCAAATCACGCCATCGCTCGAATCCCAGCGTGTACGCCCCGGAAGCCACTTCCAACGGCAGCCACGGGTCAGCGAGAGCGTGAACCGGCGGTGATAGAAGTAGATTCCCAATCGCGTGATACGGATGCGACGGAGTCCCGTGGGGCGTTCGGTTGCCATCCTGGACTTTTGCTTTCTGGGGACTCTCCCCCATCTGTTCAGTAGCTCAATTGGATTCATAGCCGAGTTAGATAATGAGTCTACTGAACGTGCCCCCCTAGCTGTTGGGGGAGACTGTGCCCGTAGCCTAACGGATAAGGCACCGCACTACGGATGCGGAGATTGCAGGTTCGAATCCTGCCGGGCATGTTTGGCGGTTGCGGTAACCCGTAAGGGCCCGGCGTTCGCTAGAAGGACGTGGAACAGCCGCCAACCTTTTCTGTTGCCAAAGTCTATCGAGCATGATACAATCAGAGGTATGAGTATGTCAAGCCTATCCCTGTTATCGTGCGATGAGGCAGCCGTTGAGCTAGGCGTCACGTCTATTAGAGTGCGCCAGTTCTGCCAAGAAGGCCGAATCGGCCAAAAGGTCGGTGGCCGGTGGGTGATACCCCGCGACGAACTTGAACAATTCGTCAAAATTCCCCGTGAGACTGGCCGCCCGAAAACGTCACCCGACGCCTAACCACGTATTTCTTCGGGACTTGCAGCAAATCGGAAAACTTTAGATATTCCCCTTGCAAAAGCCTATCGCTTGATATAGACTTAACTCGGTTGAGTGATACGGATCGCTCGAAACACTTTCCAAACCTTCTAGCACTTCTGACCGCCTCTGCGGCGACTGGTTGTGCTCACAGCCCGAACGGATCGACCCATGCGCGTATCGTTTCTCCCCCTATGCCCCCGTCGTTGCCGGAACTGTCGATCCGCCGGCTTCGGCGTGGGGCTTTTTTCTCGCACGGAGGCTAGCCTATGTGCCGATTCAAATCCGCCGAAGCCGCGAGGCGGTGGAAGGCCGCTACTTTGCACAGGAAACGCCCGACAGGGAGTCAGGTGGAGGGAGCGGCGCGGAGCGTCGCGTTGACAGGACGCAACCCGGCCGACCAGGAGGGAACGCCGGGCTCACACGCGGAGGCAACAGGATGTTGGTTCTTTCACGAAGATTAGGGCAGAAGATCGTGATCGATAGCGGGATCACCGTCATCGTCGCGAGCATCGGCGGTAATCGGGTTTCGCTGGGGATCGAGGCACCGCGTAGCGTGACGATCGCCCGGCAAGAACTCTTGGAGGCAAGCCATGGCAACGGCAACGGCAACGGAAATCAGGACCGAGCGGAAAGTTAAGTCGCTTGAAGGCGACCTGGAAATCTGCATCGAGGCGCTACTCGACATCCGGGACGGCAATTGCCACTACCCAGACGCCCGCGCCAAGACCGCGCTGTGGGAAATCGAGACCGAGGTCACCTGCGGCAACTGCGGCGGGGAGGGGAGCGTGGTCTGCGGCCATTGCAACGGGGGGGGATCGCGTGACTTCCCTTGCCCCGTGTGCGGAAGCTCAGGATGTTACGTCTGTGGCGAGTGTCACGGAAAAGGGAAGGTCTGATGATTGATACCGACAAGAAGCCCCACGTCTCAGCGACCCAACTAGAAATGTGGTGGAAGTGCCAGGAACAGTGGCGGCGTCGTTACATCGAGGGTGAAATCATCCCGCCCGGCATGGCTCTGTTGACGGGCACCGGCTACCACGGTGGAGCCGAGGTGAACGGTCGACAAAAGATCGAGTCGCACGAAGACTTGCCGGCGGCCGAGATTGTCGAGGCGGCTGTGGACCGATTCGACACTGGCGTGATGGGCGGTTACGAACTAACGGCAGAGGAGAAATTCAAGGGAGCCAAGACGGTCATCGGCGCAGCCAAGGACACGGTTGCGGGGCTGGCAAAGGTCTACGCGGATCAGCAAGCCCCCGACTATCAGCCGGTCGCCGTGGAAGCAAAGGTTCTACTGAACCTTCCTAACGCGACCCACGACATCCTGGGGTATATCGACCTGATTGACGACCTCGACCGGATTGTGGACTTCAAGACGGCCAAACGCTCACCCCCGCAGTCGGATGCCGTCCGGTCGACTCAACTGACGCTCTACGCGGCGGCCTTTGTGCGAGAGTTCGGCCGCGAGCCGCGAGCCGTGCGGCTGGACTGCGCGGTCAAAACCAAGACGCCCAAGCGGAGCGTTGCGGAGTCGACGCGGACGGCCGGCGATTACGAGGCAATGGCCAACCGAATCAC